GTTCGGTTATAAAAAGGAGGGCACGACATCATACATGCAGTAGATGAATGTATGATATAAATAAATAGATATGAAGCAAATTAATATTTATATATTTAGCAAATTATTATATAAAGCTAATATATATTCAATTGTAATAGCATGTTGCGAAACGAAATACGTAAGATAGTTAAGGAAGAGTTTGCATCACTCAAGAAGGAGATTGTGATTGACGTTATCAACCAATTGATGAAGGCGGATGAGACAATTAGCGAGGAAGTGAAGCAACCTTCCAAATCAAAAGCACCGTCAAAATCAATAATTTGTTATGAATGCAAACGAGAAGATAGGACCAGCTTTCCTAATCCAAACTACAAATGCACTGATATGGAGTGTGAGTATTATGTCGAGTCAAGGTATTAATGATTCATATATAAATTATTTTTATATGAATTCAGATGTCATCGAAGCTGTAATAGCGTAGATGATTAGTAGTATTTGGTGCAGGAGTATCAAGAATAACAAACAGAGTGAAATAGATAAATGCAATCATAAAACCTAAAGTCGCATAGCGAGAAATCTGAAACTGGAACTCGTTCATTTAATATACGTAAAGAAATTTACACGAAAGCCTGGACCGACTTAGAAGGAACATCAACAACGAGGATAACATCAGACATACCCCAAGCAGTGCATTGAATAGTAGACGAGGTGGTCTGGCCCAAGAAAAGATTGAGGAATGGGGGAGCGGGTCTGGTATTAACACCTTGGAAGAGAACTCCGGAACTCTTTTCCAGGTCATAAGCGCAGTAAAACATATTCGGATACTTGCTGATTTGAGTGGTAGCAGAATCAGCACCAGCAGCAGTAGGTCTTGCTCCAGAAGCTGGCACAACGAGAGATGAATCACTGCCAGCGGGAGCAGTGGCCAACACAACATTATATGCGTCTCTGGAAATCGATGACCCCAATGCCTTCGGAATAGAAGCGCCAAGTCCCTGGATTAAATATGTGTAGCCAACCGCAGGCTCTCTCAAATCATTGAGAGGTCTATTCGGGAAATATTGCCCACCGACCTGACACTGTCGCACAGTGCATCCAAGATTCACAGCATCATAATATCCGTTAGGACACTGAGCACTTGGTGAAATACCAAACTGATGCAGAATGGTTTTCACAGAGGAGTTTCGAATTTGGAGCAGAAGCTGCTGAGAACCGGCGGCACCACTGGGGATAGTGATATTGGAGTTCGTGTAAGTCGTCGCCTTGAGCATCCACTTTCCATCCTGAAGAGTCTGTCTGAGCAACGCGGCAGCCATATCACCCACATCTACGTATTTAAGGTTGAGCTGGAAGTCTTGGAGAGTGAAGGGAGTGAAAACAGGCTGAGTAGCAACAGCAGAACAGAAGGAAACAAGAGGAGTCATCTGCGCAGTGGTCATTTGAAGCTGCAAGTTAGAAATGCTACCAATAGGGATAAACTTATCACTATTATATCCAATCACAGAGCAAAGTGGAATGCAGAAATTGTATCTATAAGCATTGGCACTGGATGTGTGAGCAATCTCAATACCATTCATGCTGTTATTATCAGCACCCATGGCAATCGAAATGCCACCAAATCTCTCACTGGCACTCACAGTGTTGTTGAGAAGAAAGTTCTGAAGCATACCATACTGGTAAATGCTCTCAATGGGAACGTTATTCGAGTATAGCTGCAACTGGTCAAACCAAGAAGCAGCACTACCAATCATATTGATAGACCCTGCAGTGCTTGAGGATGATGTAGAGCAAGTATATGTGAGAGAGAATGAAAGGGTAGTGCTATTAGGGTCGAGAAATACGCTGTCGCCCATACCAGAGGGAATCGTGAAAGAAACCACCTGCTGCGTGTAGGCGCCAAACTGACCTGTAGAATTAGCAACAAAAGCAGTCGAAGTAGGGGTAGGGCCAACAACACTCGTTATTCCGTCAGGGGCAACGTGGACTGAATACGCTTTCGCAGAATCAGACATGGAGGGCGGGAGGTCATATTTCATGGTGTTGGGGAGGCCAACAGCAGAAGAGGGAAACATTGTAGACGCCATTTTATTGAGATATACAATATCATAATAAAATAAATAGTTAAAATGAGGGTAATGTCTTACTGACAATTTCGCTAAAAGTTGAAAATGAAGGTGCTTCTAAATATTCTATATCAATCTGGAAAGTTAAATACCAATCCACATTATTGAAATTAATGTTGCGTCCCATATCATCACAAACATTAATGAAAAACGACGAAATGCCCTTTTCTAAAACAAGGAATTTAATCATAGACTGATTGTAGTAGTTAATACAGGCCTGTTGCGGTGCATTGTTTTGCAACGATAGAAAGATATCGCCAGTATTATCAGCCTGATTATAATTACCGAAGTTGAAAGCATTACTTCTAAAGTTGATGCGGGGGATAGGTAGATAGTTTACCACAAACGGTAGAGTAAGCGAATTCGCTGTACTTGTAATATCAGCATCTCCTAAACCGATAACCGAGTTGATTAAACAAAAAGGATGGGATGCATTGATGGTGAAATTAGTGGAGTATGTGAAAGTGTACTTATTGCTAATAGAGGAGTATGTGATATTAAAACCACTCGGTAGCAGGGATAAAAGTTGTGTTATCATAGTATTGGCGTTATAGTTGCCCACAGGGATAGAGTAAATGGTATCATCTACAACAATGCTATTATTAGTGTAATTCACGATGTAAAAGCTATTTGGAACTTCGCAGTGTAAAACGGATAGATAGACACTTTTTATATTAGTGTTTGAAAAGTTCAAATTAGGTAGTGATACCTCAACACTGGATTTAAAGGAGCCATTGATAGCATTTTTGCTGCTAATGTTGAATAGTTGCGATTTCGTCTTCAGCTGCGGGTTCATGTGTTAGTCTAAGGGTGTCATATAATACATATGTATTTTGTTCGAAAGGGACAAATTTATCAAGCTCTGATTTTATAAGACTCTGTTCATCTTCAAGTTCTGAAAGCGAGTTGTGAGCCATTTCAGGAATACCATTATTTGCTGAGGCTACAATGACCGCCATATTTTCAGGTAAGCCTATTTTAAGGAGTTTCTGTACTTCAGTGTTGACTTTGTACATGTTTATTTTTTTCTCATGAGGCGTGGGATTCTCCATTTGCTATAACTATATTAAACATTTAAAAAGTCCCTAAAGTGCCTAAAACGTATTTTAGGAATTGAAAGGATATGTTTATTTTCTATTCAAATAGTATACATGGAACCCGAGGAAGCAGTTGAAACGCCCAGCATACAGGCTCCAAAGCAAAAACGACCCCTAACAGAAAAGCAGAGAGCGAATCTCGAAAAGGGATGGGAGGCACGTCGTCAGTTATCTGCAAAAGTGCAAGAAGAGAAAAAGTTAGTAAAGGAAGAGTTGGAAAAGCTGGAGCTATCAAAGATGAGTGTGAAAAACGAGGCATTAAAAACGTCTGCCTTAAAGAAAGCCAATAAAATCATAACTGAGAAAGTGAAAATGAAGAAAGCGCTGGAACCATTACTTGCCTCTGAGAGTGATGAGGAGGAAGTTATTGTACCAGTTAAGCCCAAGAAAGTTAAAAAGCCGGCAAGAGTTGTTTACATTGAGCCAGAAAGTGAAAGTGAGGAAGAAGTGATAACATACAAAATGGCGAAGAAGCCATCTGCTGCACCACGTCAGCAACCTCGTGAAGTTTATTCAAAGCCAGAGGTAGCTCAAACATCTCGCTTAGTATTTTTCTAATGTAGTAGTATACGATGCCAAAGACAAAGAAGCCAAGAAAAGCAAGGATGCCTAGAGGGGGTATCCGAGGTGGTGCCAGAGGCAACGCACGGGATAAGCAAAAGCAAAAACAGAATGTGAAAGTGAATGTAAATATCGAAGCTTCAAAAGGTGGGGGTGGTATGTCAATACCCATGCAATTCTCAAACAGAGGAGGGGAAAGTGCATCTGTGCAGAGATTAACAGACACAGTTGGACAGCTCATCAAAGCAAAATATCAAAGCGAAAAGGAGCCGACAGCTCAACCAGTGAATGATGAAATTTCTGCAGTTGTTGATAAAGTTCCTGCAGTTGTGGCTAAAGTTCCTGCAAAGTTTAGCGATGTAGGCACAGATACAAGGGGGTTAAAAGAGCGCATGGCAGCTGAGGTGCAATCAAGTAAAATTACAGACTTCTTTAAGCCCACAAATCATAACAATGACTCACTATTCGAGCAAATGTTTAACAGCGCGCAACATGAAACCAACGAGCCTGCAGAGAATGCGCCTAATTACATCCAAATAGCTAAGGAAGATGATTTAAGGCATCAAATAAATTCTTATTCAAGAATCGTATCAAAGCCAGTTAGAGACGCTTTAAAGAAAAGCAAGCAAATATCAACTTCAAATGTGAAGAAAATGAGCTTTGATGAACTTCAGAAAGTGCTATCTGAACTACAATCATCGAATTTACTATCATCTGAGTATTTAATCTAAGCATTACCATATACAACAAATATGGACAGTGTTCAATTCGTTGAAATGAATCCGTCTCTTAAAGCATACGTAGCTGAAAATGCTATTGTTGAAATGATTGTTAGCAGAATCAAGGCTATACCAAACTATGAAAGTCTACGCCCTCCTAATATGGACTTAGCCCTACTTTTAGCCAACCTAATCGAGACTGCATGTTATGACTGCAATCTTACCAAAAAGACCAAAGCTCCTAACTTCAAGCTAGAAATAGGTCTCAAGGTGCTGCATAAGTTAGATTGGAGTCAGCCTCAAGATAAAGACTTTTTCCGGAACGCAATTTCGTTTTTGCATAGCACCAAGCAGATACGAAAGGTTCCTTTGCATCTAAGAGTATGGGGCAAGATAAAGCGTTTTTTGGGAAACTTTCTCAAAATGTAAATACTTCGATAATACCAGATGTACAGGTGCCGTCCATTTTTTATAGAAATGCAATTGCAAGTAATGTCGTGAATGTGTACCAGAACATTGTTAGTAGGTACATTCCTCGTATTATAGCTCGAATTTCAAAGTATAATTTAATCCATTGGGTGCTGTCCATGATAGGCATCAATAATAAGTGGCTAATGTTGGTGCTCATTTTAATCGTGTAGCAGGTAAGCAGCAAGTTTTATATTTAAAATATGTTAAATATAACACAGGTCTATTTGGATTTCACTTTGCACAAGGCCCGCATCCCATAAGGGACTGCTTTGCGAGTCGTGCCTTTTCCATTCATATCCAATTCACTTTGGCACTTTTGTAAGCGAAGCTGACGTTGAAACTCTTTCAGCTCTTGTGCCCTTTGTTTATTTTTGAGTTTTATAATTTGGTCATCAGGGTCCCCGGATGAAAACGATTGACAACTACCCATGCCTTCTATACATCTACATTGGAATTTTCTTCCTCTGGTACTGGAACTGGTTTTGTTATTCCCAACTTTTTGAATATTAGGTCGTCCAAGTATGTATCGTCGTGTCCCCACGCTGCGTACTCATCACCCTCAATATAAAACATTTTGGTATCAAGAGGCATGTATTCTACATCTGCTTCATAGAAACTCACACGAACCAATGCTTTCTCTCCTAAAAGGACAGAAACATCTATTTTAATTCGTGCAGCCATTTTGGGAAAAGCAACAGGTTCAATTAGTAAATCCATTTATATATATATATATATACAAAAGATTTATTATGAATACAAAACGATATACCCCAATAATAATTGATTTGTCATTGCTAATCCTGCGGGAATTGGATTAGGGAAATCACCCGCTAATGAATAGTTTTGACATCTTTTATTAAAGGTTGAGTTTGTCATGGTATTGTATCCCCAATTTAATAAAGCATTTGACGGCAAATGTAATGCTGTTTGAACTGGAGCTGATGTCGTTGTTCTATATCCTACATACATTACTCTTGTTGATGTTGCTACATATGGAGCTGTGAAGTTTTGGAAATTCATTGCGTTAGATGTTGTTATTGCTCCTGTTGTGATTGCTCTTCGTGCTGGTTGTAATCCACTATCATAAAGGGCGCAATTCCAAGTTCCTCCACCTGTTCCAACATAAAATCCTACTCCTGTATATGTTTGTCCCTTAATAACTCTCACGGCTACTAAATAATTAACTCCAACAGTTATACCAACCACAGATGTATTTGTAGCATTACCTAAATTGAATGTTGATGTTAAAATATTTTTACCGACCATGAATCCAAGTATGTCTGTGTCCCTTACAGTTTCTTCGCTGTATTTACTTGTGTTTTGTGTTCCGTCTTGATGCTGTATATATGATGTTGTTGCGCTTGACATCGTTATTGAATTCATCGTATTACTACCTCCTGTTCCCTGAATAATATTTTGCGTGTAAAGAGTTTTATTATTTCCAAGAACTACATTATTATCTATGACTGTATCATCATTTACATTATCATATGTTATACCTGTAGTATTTGTTGCTAATGTGCTTAAATCTGTTGTTAACGTATCTAATGTTGTTTTCACATTTGGATATGATGGTATCGCAAGAACTCCTGCTCCTTGTAATGTCAAATTCGCTCCTGTATTCATCAAAATAGTTGATAGCTGATTTATTCCAGTTCCTTGTGTTATTTTTCCAGAACCAGACATGGTAATATCCTGCCCTAATTTAATTGATAGTCCATTGACTATATTAAGCCCTGTGCTATTCGTTTGATTGATGCGTCCCGTACCTGTATTGAATACGAGGTCCTTATTTCCTGATAATCGTGTTTCAGCTAACGTATTAATACCATCATTATTTTGAGTTATTGAACCTGAACCCGAATTAAATAAAATACCACAATCTGTATTCATGGTTATGGGACTAAAATTGTTTGTTCCTGTGCTTAAATTTTGGTTTATTCTTCCCGTTCCAGCTAAAAACGTAATATCTGTATTTGCTTTCATTTCAACTTCGTGTAAAGTATTGGTTCCAGTGCTTAAACTTTGGTCTATTTTACCTATCCCTGTTGCAAATCTTAAATCTCCATTTGTGCGTATTGGAGTATAAAAATCAAATAAACTTCGTGTTCCATAAAATCCAGTAAAATCCCCCAATCCTGGACTTCTATACATTACGCTCCAATTCTCTCCCCAAGAAGGCGGACCTAAAAATAAAACATCTTGAACTAACGCATTTGTCGTAGCATTATAATTTCTCATTTCAAATCCTGGAGCTGCTCCACTGTATCTACCTATACTCATCAAGCCGTTTGTATCTCTTATGTTAAAAACTCTACTGCCTGAATTGGTATAAGCTCTGTCGCCCATAATACCAGTTCCATTAATATTTAATCTATATGCTGCGTTATATGTTGCTGGTCCTATTAAACAATAACTCATATCAAAACGATTGCCTACTGCTGTATTGTTTACATTTAAAGAATTTGTTGTTGTTTTATCTTCAACTGTTAAATCATTTGTTATATTTACGCTATTCCCAACAATTAAGTCATTTTCGACTCTGGCATTCACGGTATCGATAGTGCTACAAGTTATCGAATCGCCAATGATATTATTCAAACCATCCAAGGTGGGTGTAAACTGATAATTACTCGAGCTCATCGTATGTTATATTACGTTGATATTTTATATTTATAAAATATAAAATAGTTAATGAACTGGAACTCCCTAAAGTTCTTTGAAATTTAAAATACACACGTAGTTTGTCTCGGGAGCTGTGCTACTGACTACCAAGTTTGAAGCTGTATTTACAACTCGCAGAGCAACAAAGTTAATATTGCGCAAACTCGGCACGTAGATGGGTGGATTGTCTGTATATTTGGTATCGAAGTAGGTGGGGCATGCAGTTGAAGTATATGTAGTGAAATCATTCATAACGCTTAATATGCCGGTTGCATTCCGGTTCGCTCTGTATTGATATGACAATGGCCCCTTTCCTGCCAAGTTGAACTCAATCGTGTATACAGTATTCATGTTAAAAGTAGTACTGCTTCGAGACACAAGCCGAAATGTCATTTCATATGGTTTATCTAATGCCTTGTCATCAAAAATGATACTCTTAAAATCTACACTATATGTAGCATTATACGGTATACCGACATAAGAACCACTATCACTCGCATCTAAAACTACCTGGTAAGACCTTTTCCCTAATTCCATTTTATATATAAATCATAATATAAAAAATGAGCAAAAACCTTACTTATGCGAATGGCAACTCATCGAAGGCATTCCAAGGCTCTACGGCAGGTTTTACGGCCTGAATGCCTCTATTTGGGACTGTTCTTGCGGCCTCTAATGATTTGGTAGCGATTCCAGCTATATCACCTTGATTGTCTCTTGCAATTTGTAGTATCTCTTTCTGCTTTCTGCCTACATTATTCATCGCACCAGCTGCCTTGGGAGCATATTTGCCAACAGCCTTTGCTGCGGTAGACAATGCACCTCCAATGACGGGAACGCTCTTGAGTGGCTCTACCACTGACTGAGCCACATTGCCTATTTCCTTAACAACGGGAGCAGCTTGCGATAATGAATTTCCAAGCTTTCTAAACCCGGATTCTGCGATACCTCCTTTCTTGAAGAAGTCTTTCGTCCCAGTTGACACTTTTTTGAAAAACTGTCCTACTTTCATAGTATATACAATTACATATATAAAAAGTAGGGGACTTCGCCCAAAGGAAGGGTTTGCAAGGGAAACCTTGGTTTCCCTGCTACATATATATAATTTCATCAAAATTGTGGAACAAGCGCTTTGTAGCAGTATCAACGAATATGAAATCGTGCTTAGCTTTATAACACGCACTCAATATGTTATTAAACATTTCATGACTCGTCTCCACCTGTTCATTGAAAATATTTAACATTTCAGGCTTAGACACTTTAAATACAAACAAATGAGTTAATGCCTGTCGCACCTGCTTCGGAATGGTTAAGTAGTTCTGACAGAGGAGATGAATAGATAGGGCTGCGTGCCTCCTATTGTTCACCATATGCAGCAGAAACTTTTGGATGTCCATCGAGTCCTTCAGATACTTCTGCACATCATCCATCACTATCAATGTCTTAAATCCTTCTTGGGCATTCGCTTGTGCTAAATCATAGACGTGATGGAGGTTCTCTAATGTCAGTTCATCGAAGATTTGCTCGTCGGGTAAGTTCTTACTCCAGAAATCATTGCTAATCGACGCTCTGGAGTTCGGTGGGCAGAAGAGGAATATGTCGTGATACACACCCTTGAATAGAGACGGTGTCTGGAGCATTCCAATTTCGAGACTACTCTTACCTTGGCCAGCCTTTCCAAGGATACAGGAAAAATTATGGCGGTTTACCAGCCTCGTTAATTCATACTTATTCAATTTACTTGCCAACTCGCCGTCAACAGTGAATCGCGGCAATCGCATGTCGGGGGCTTCGTTGTGCTTAATTGTGAATGCCATATTTAGGAAAACGAAAAGGATATAAAGTATAGCGATATATATTATTAGAAGATAAACTTACCATGTATAATGACAATACGAAGAAATCAATCTATAAATGGAGGGAGGCCCACATGGATGAGTATCGTGAGGTGGTGCGCCGTGGAGCGAAAAAGAATTACGAAAAGAATCGAGAGGAGAAAATAAAGAAATCATTACATCGTTATTATGTGCAGAAGGAATTTACTGCCTTCTTGCACATCTTGTTAGAGGATTAGCCGGGATACTGCCAAAATGCGTGCGTGCCGCGTGCCGTCGTGGTCGATGCAAGGAAGCTCTGCCCGCCTATTTACAACCGAACAGCATGCCGCGGTGGCAGGCTGTTCGGTCAATAAAAGCAGGACATCCAAATTCTGAATACATATGTTTGAATATGTATTTAGTAAAACTATATAAAGACATCTTGTGTTATTTTCTTAATATAAGATATATTTGAATATATGCCTTTAGCGACTTCCAAGCGACACATCACTACTTTCGGTTCGAAGAACCTCCGCACGTTGCGTGCCTTCAAAGGCATCAAAAACATCCGTCAACTGCGCGTCATGTATCCGGGTAAGACCGATGACGACATATACTTTGCAGTGGCTACTGAGTTTAACAATAAAATTGATGAGCAGAATCCAAGACTAAGACAGAGGCAATCATCCAGGAAAATGAAAGCTACTGCTGATAACTTTATCGCAACGTTGTCTGAACTGCCTGTCGCTGCCTCCACCAAGAAGTCCCGAGAAGAGCGTCTGCAGAATCGCATGACCGATAGAGTTCTACGCCAACACACTTCGACGATGGTCGAAAAGAAGCGTTATAATCGTAAGGCTTTGAATGGGGTGTTTGAAGATGTTGTGTATGATTTTGATAATGAGATGGAATTGGATATAATTGAGGACGTTGTGTTCGATACAGTGATGCATCGCTACTCAAAGCAGTCCTTGGAGAGAAACCTGCATGTGGGACTTCTTATAGAGTTTGTCATGGATACGCAAGATACTGAAAAAGGTATTATTTATCACCAGCTCCATTATAACTCTCAGCATGTGATTCGTGTCTTGTCTCCTACACAGATTCGGGAGTGGGCGGACAATGAGATGAAGAGCTTCTATAAGAGACTGCAGGAGATTGGCAGAAGCAACCTGAATTTTAGTGGCATTAAGAAGCTGCATATCCAGTTCAGCGAGAAGCGCAAGGTACGTGGAGGTTCTTACATTGAGTTGCCGAAGTCGATTCAGCTGAAGCATGCGTGTGTGAATGTGAAGAACGACGACCAGAAGTGCCTCGTGTGGAGTCTTCTTGCGTACAAGTATTACGATACGCTGACACGCAAGGACAAGAACATGGTAAGCTGCTACAAGCCTCATGAGAGTGATATTATTGTCCCTGAGGGTATTACCTTTCCTGTGTGCATTCGCGACATCTCCAAATTCGAGAAGGCGAATAATTTGAAGATTAATGTGTTTCGTCTGGATGGTGATAAGCTTCAGACTGTATATAATACTACTCAACGTAATGTGAATGTTGTGAACTTACTCATGCTTGAGGCTAATGGTAATAATCATTTTGTGTGGATTCGAGACCTTGCTCGCCTCATTTGTCAAAACAAAAACAAAGCAAAATCATATGCATGCTCTCAGTGCTTGGAAGCTACCTATGACAGTGATGATAAACTACAAGAGCATGTGAAGCTATGTATGCAACACGATGCTGTTAAGGTTGTTATGCCGACAGAAAGTAATAATAAGATTACATTCAGGAATCATGGGCGCAGCTTCAAGCACCCCTTCGCCGTGTTTATGGACTTCGAGAGCACATTGGAAGAATGTAAGGACGATACCAAAAAGAAATCCAAAGTTGAGAAATACCAATTACACAAAATTAATTCGGTAGGATACAAATATAATTGCATATATGATGAGTATAGCGAACAGCTGCAACTTATCAATAATTCTGAACCTGAGGTCATCATGGAGCGTCTCATTTGCGACTTGGAGAGACTCGCCAAAAAGTCCTATGAATTGACTCAGCAGCATCACAAACAATACGAGTTGAGTCCCACAGAAAAACGTACGCACTTCTCTAACAAGCAATGCGAGTACTGCGCTTGTTCGTATGATGATTCAAACAAGAAGGTGGTTCATCACGACCACATCACGGGCAAGTATATCGCTACAGTGTGCAATCGATGCAACCTGCAACATACATACGAAAGATTTTTACCCGTGTATATTCACAATCTCAAGGGATATGACAGCCACTTTCTCGTACCATACCTAATGAAGTACGGCACCGAGGCGAAGGATGTGTCATGCATCCCCAACAACGAGGAGCGATACATCTCATTCTCGAAAAAGATAAAGGTTGGCGAATACAGCGACAAAAAAGGCGAGACACATGACGTTGTCTATGAGATACGCTTTTTAGATACCCTGGCATTCATGGCGACTTCTCTGGACAGCCTTGCGACGAATCTTCGGAAATCATGTAATAATGTGTCCACACTGCGTCAAACATTCAAGAACATCTCTGAGCACTTCTCCAACGATGCCGAATTCAAACTAATGATTCAAAAAGGCGTCTACCCCTATGAGTACGTAGATAAGTATGATAAGCTGAATGAGAATAAGCTACCACCTAAGCAAAGCTTTTACTCCAAACTTACCGATAGCTCCATATCAACAGAGGAATATTCTCGAGCCAAACTTGTATGGAATAAGTTCAAATGCAATACATTATTAGACTACCACAACCTCTACTTAGCTAGTGATGTGCTTCTGCTCGCTGACATCTGGGAGAACTTCAAGAATGTCTGCTATCGCATCTATAACTTGGATGCCACCTATTACTATACGGCGCCCTCGTTGTCGTGGGACGCGTTTTTGAAACACAACCATGACCAGGCCAAAAAGGAAAATAAAAAATTCGAAATAGAACTACTGACAGATATTGACATGATGCTTATGGTAGAGGGTGGTATTCGTGGTGGGCTGTCCCAGATATCCAAACGATACGCTAAGGCTAACCATGAAGGTATGGCGTCTTACGATAAGTCGAAAGACGATGCTTATATTCTGTATCTGGATGCTAACAATTTGTATGGTTATGCCATGTCGCAGTACCTTCCCATTGGTTCATTCCGGTGGAACTCTGAGGAGTGGACCAATGATAGAATTCTTGGCCTCGGTGATAAGGATTCCGTAGGCTATTTATTCGAGGTTGATTTGCACTATCCTCAAGAGCTGCATGACCTGCATAACGGATATGCGCTTGCCCCTGAACTCCGCGCGGTGTATAATTACATGCTTAACGAGTGGCAGCAATATCAGCGCAAGGATACTGATTGTAAGAAATTGATTTCTTCGTTTTATGATAAAAAGAACTATGTGGTTCATTACAGACTACTTAAATTGTATCTTAAGTTAGGATTGAAGTTGACCAAAGTGCATCGTGTGCTTCAGTTCAATCAGTCTAACTTTATGGAGTCATATATTCTTAAGAATACTGATGAGCGTAAGAAGGCGGCTAATGACTTCGAGAAGGACTTTTACAAGTTGATGAATAACTCTGTGTACGGCAAGACGATGGAGAATGTGCGCAACCGCATCAACTTCAGCCTCGTGAGCAGCGAGGAAAAAGCTCTCAACTTCCACAACACGCTGAAAAAGCGTACCATCTTTAATGAGTCGTGCGTTGGAGTTCACCTGTTGAAGAGGGAGGTAAAACTGAATAAGCCTGTATTTATTGGACAGTGTGTTCTTGATGAATCGAAGTTGCTTATGAATGATTTCCATTATAATTTTATGCTCAAGAAGTTTAAACGTGAAAACATTGATTTGCTTTTCACAGACACTGATTCCCTATGCTATGAAATACGCAAGCAGAATCCATATGAAGTGATTGCCGCTAACAAGGAGCGATTCGATTTGTCGTCTTATCCGAAAGACCATCCTCTTTATGACGCAACCAACAAAAAGGTCATAGCCAAGTTCAAAAATGAGGCAGTGGATGGTCAAATGGATTATATCACTGAGGTTGTCGGTTTGCGCAGCAAGATGTATTCATATACCACTGAAATCGATAGTGCAGAGCATCATCGATGCAAGGGAGTCAAAAAGTACGTTGTCGAAAAACAATTCAAAACAAAACTATATAAAGACGTCTTACACAGTCGGGAATCACATGAAGTAAAACAGAATGGATTCCGCAGTTATGAACATCAACTCTATACAGAAACCGTCCAGAAGATTGGACTATCATGCAGAGACGACAAGTGCTATATACAGGACGATAACATACACACATACACTTTAGGCCACTACGCAACACGCAAGTAAATGTTCTTGGGGGAGTTCCATTTACCTGCGATTTAAATATGCCGCTATTATATCTATATACAATAATGGCAACCGACATACAACAGTATGCAAACGAAATACATAATCAGGTGAAACACAAGTTCCAGCGCCGCAGCATTGAAACGTTTCGCAACAACGACATCTGGGCCATAGACCTCGTCGATGTGGACAACATATCTGAAGACAACGACAACATTAAATTCTTACTCAACATCATAGATTTATACAGCAGATATGCTTACTCCTTTCCAATGACATCAAAGAAGGCTTCTGAGGTTCTCCGGATATTTAAGACGCTGAAACCACTACCTACACACATATGGGCAGACCAAGGGAGTGAGTTCTTCAATGCCGAATTTAAAAAGTTCTGCAAAGACAATAATATCATTCTATACCATACTTACTCAAACAAGAAGTCCGTGTTCATCGAGCGCTTTAATCGCACACTCAAGGAAATGATGTATAAGTATTTCACCGAGCACAACACCGACTACTACGTAGACCAGCTGGACAACTTCATTGATACATACAACAACACTCGACACTCCAGAACCAAAAAGAAACCAATTGACGTATATAAGCATGGCGCAGTGCCATATACGAAATCAGTTAGCGCTAACATATCGGTGGTGTACAAAGTCGGCGACTTCGTTCGAATAAGCAAATACAAAAAGACCTTCGAGAAAGGATACACAGCACGATGGAGCAAGGAAGTGTTTAAAATAAAAGCAGTTGATACTTCGCGACAACCAGCCATGTATGAGCTCGAAGACTTGCAGGGCGAGGAAATTAAGGGGAAATTCTACGCCGAAGAGCTGCAGCCCACTCAACTGAAGGATTTTGCCATCGTGGAGAAGATAGTGGATAGCAAGACCGTGCGAGGAAAGAAGATGTACCTCGTGAAATATGATGGATATGACGACAAATTCAACGACTGGATAGACCAGCGCCAATTAGACCTCATAACGTAGACGCGGGCTTCATATCTATTTATTTATATCATACATTCATCTACTGCATGTATGATGTCGTGCCCTCCTTTTTATAACCGAAC